ATAAGTTTCAACACCATGGTGAGCATAGGCTGGAAATAATACAAACCTATTGTATACATTCTCTATCTTAACAGTCTCTATATACTGGTCATACATAATATCCCATGCTTTGTTGTATTCGTCAAGGTCTAATTCTTCATTCTTATACAATGCTTCCTTGTGTATTAACTCACTATTATACTGTCTAGTAAAACCATACTTGGGTCTAAAAATCGACGTTCCTGTATTTGGTTCTGGGTTCTTGTTCAAATAAACTATACCACCAAACCATGTGTCAAGATCTTGATGGATCCATCCACGGTTTCTTTTATCCCATTGTTCATCTGCTAGAGGATTGATAAACTGGAACTGAGTTTGCATATTATAATACTCAGGTATATCCTCAGAGAAGATTTTATAGATACGGTTACAAAAATATTCAAACAACCTATGATTTGCAACATGCAACATCTTAGTTCTTCTACCTGGCCAGTTACCAGGACTAGCGGAAGTCTTTAATTTTCTTGCGTTATCTACTATCTGATCAGGGTCTTCAAAGAAGTTATCTATTATAGTAAGTGGATAGGTCACTTAATTTTTATTTCGACGTTCTCTTTTATTGTATTATAGTCTGATGAACCTGTTTTGTCATCTGTATGGAAGACTTGTTCGTATCCAGACTTGGTTAGTATCTTATTTTTAATCTCTAACTGGCGTTTTTCTTTCTGTATTCTTCTAAGGAATGCATAGTAAATGATTTGCGTGAAGTACGCAAAGGGGTTCTTAGATTTCTCTGGATTAAAGTTTTGTATGTATTGCACACAGTTTTCAATGCCATCACATATCATGTCCTCACGGAACATGTAGTTGACAAAGTTTGGTTTGTATGATAGGTGTGTAGCAATCTTTAAAAAACATTCACCAATATAATTACTGATTGGTGGTCTCGGTTCATCCGCTTCTTTTGCTCGTGCACACTGTGCTTTGAAGACAATAAGTGCTTCCAAGAATTCTTTATTGTTTACATAATGCTCACTCTGTACCCTCTTTCTGACTGCCATGTTTATGTTTCTTTGTATATATTTTATACAACTTTTGTCGAAAAGTCAAGGGGGGCTTGACAAGTGGTTCAAAAGTGTGTACACTACGAGTGTGCGAGTTCAAGGGACATTTATATATTAAATATCTTTTCTAAGTTTATTCTAGCTTCATCTACTGTAGATATTCTTCCAGAGCCGTCTACAGTATCAGCATTTAATCTTCTTAAAGACATTGCATAGAAGATCTGAACATCAGTATCTACCTCGACGACAGTTATAATTTTATCTTTAGGGATGAGAAATTCTTCCTCGCGTGAAAATTTCATCCAAGGTTGCACCTTTGCACCTGCTTTATTTCCTGTTAACATCACCTCTTCAACTTGAACAGGGTTGTCTACAATTAAATAATCTCCGTTTTCATCATGTACATACTCCACCATTGCAAGTATCTCTTCACCGCTTACTAATTTTAGGGCGGCTAGAAACTCTGGTTTGTCAGGTATGTTGTTTGTCTTTGATTCGGACATCTATAAACTCGTAGTTAAAGTTTTCTTCATTGTATATTTTAACACGTTCTATCAAATGGTTCAATGTGTAATTGTTCCTAGCACCTCTGGACGTATCATCTGCGATGTCATACAAGACTGCCTTAGTCTTGTGATCTCCCTTCCTTAAGACCCTACCGATCGACTGGAGGTTTCTGATCTTCGACTTTGATGGCGAAGCAAAGACAACGTTATGTAAGTTCCGAATATTAATACCAGTGCTAAAAGTCCCATAAGATGCAACTATAATACTATCATGTGTAGTCTCAGCGATACGTCTAGCTTTCTCTCTGTCTTCGGTATCGACCCCACCGTGTACCAAAAAGACTTGACGATCCTCTCCTACCTTATTATTTATCAATTCAAAAAGGGGCATGCCATGCCGTTCAACGTAGTTGAACAAGACGAGAGTGTTACCAGACAGGTCACAAACTAGGTTACGTATGAACCTACTCCTTGGTTGACAGTCTACAAGGTAGTCCATCTCCTCCTGATAGTTGTCAAAGATCTGTTTGTCATGCTTGAGTACAAGAATTTTGATCTCAAATTCAGAAAGGTGGCCTTCCTTAATTAGTTTTTCAGTCTTAGTTACCTTGTCTACAGTCCCAAAGACCCCTTCGAGAACAAGGCGGTTGGTCTGTGTACCATCCAAAGTACCTGTAAACCCTACGCGATATTTGCAATCGTAGAGTTTATTCATAATACTGGTGAGTGACTTTGCTTTGAATAGGTGTGCTTCGTCTCCTATGACTGCACCAAACTGTTCAAAGTATGTCTTAGGTAGTTTATATACTGACTGCCATGTGGTAATGATTACATCCTTGTTGGATTTAGTATCAGCACCTGCATATACTTTATGGCAATGCTTCTTTGCATCCCATCCGTAGTCCTCAAAGTCCTTGTACATCTGCTCTACCAGAGATGTAGTGGGAACTACTATGAGTGTTTTTAAATTCTTGAGCTCCCAGAAACGTGTGAGAGCATATATCATGAGTGACTTACCAGAACCTGTAGGTGACAGTAGTAGTTTACGCTTGTTGCGTAACGCTTCGTAGATACCTTTGTACTGATAGTCTCTGACTTTGTGTGGCAAGTGTAGTGTTTTTATCCAGTCTCCTAGTCCTTGCGGTGTAACGAACTCATCCACTTCCGATGGAAGTCCGTAAAATTCGTTGTCCCGATGGATAACTTCATACCCTTTTTGCTCGCAAAACGCAATAATATAAGGGAGAAGACCAACATAAATCTCGCCTGTACCTGGGGAGAATAGTTTAATTTTTCCATCCCAATACCTCTTCTTGTACGCTGACATGAATTTGGCTTGAGGCACTTCAAAAGTAAATTCGTCTGCTAACTCGTGCTGAACATGAGGTTCAGCTTGCACAGTTAGATATACTTCGTTCTTCTTTTGAATGATGACATTAGATTTCATAACCCTTCAAAAATTTCGCGAACTCAATCCCATTCTTAATATAGAATGATCGGTTATTAATAGCCTGCATAATGGCTTTCAATGCCTCAACCATCTGGTTATAGTACTTCAGTTTAAGAACGGACTTAGCGTATACTTCATCAGCTTCCAGATATGTGGGCACATCTGTCTTGATGAGTTTTAAAGGAAATGGTTTCTCCGCTTTACCAGTATAGTACTCCCACCTATCTCTATAGGTGCGTTTGACTTCCAGCTCCTGTTGATCCTTTAAGGTATTAAAGGTGCTGTATAGTCGTAAGTATTTAGCGTGTAACTTGGGAATTGCTAGTGAGTCATGATCTAATTTTTCATCATTTAGTTGTGAGTCTTTCTCCCACATGTCATTCAAAGTTTCTAGGTTCATACTTTATTCCCTTCTTTATCCGTTATCTCGTAGAGAGTATATTTAAAATTAACTTCTGCAGTAAAGTAATTAATGTCTGTTGCTGATGCATCAAACTCCAATGTGGTTAGGTTTGATGGGAATATATTAAAGAAGTTAACAGCAGATATTGTATTGTAGTTACTGTTGAGGATGAGTAGTCTTGCATCACTCATTGTCTTTTCAAACTCATCTGGCCTACCCTTCTCATCAACAGTTGCAATGTATTGTGCAAACTCTTTCTGATGCTGTGGGTTGGTCAAACCTTTCAACCACTTGTATATCTCATAGTAGTTGTCTAAGTCTTCATTGACTAGGAACCTTAGGTTAAGATCACCAAAGGTCATCTTATCGCCAGGAATAGTATAGTCTTTGACTGGTGTTTGTATATCCCTTACACCAATACTTACCTCAGGTATAGACGCAGACTGACAAAAGTAATCCACGTTTGGTGTTCTACCAATAACGAACTTAAAACCTACAGGAGATAGGAAGTTTTTATTAGTGGGACTGAATAGTGTCTGGTCGTATGCCATTAGTTCATGCAGGTCTCCGTAGTATTTATCCTAACCAAAAAACATCAGGATCGCGAATTTTGTCGTGGATGCTAAACCTAAAGTCTTTGAAGTCTGGCTTCTGAGTTTCTTTATGTGCAGCGTCTATCCATGACAGTTTTACATTCTTTCCTCTTGTACTCTGACCTTCTACGTCATCTATATTATAACCTTTTCCTAGCGTTCCGTCTACTGCACCGATGTAATTCTCACCCACTGTGCTAGGTTTGACACCATTTTGCCAGTGCTGTACTGACATAAAGATAGACCTATCATCACCCATGAATGCACCATGTATATCATCATGGTATACCTTGAGTGTAAAAAAATCGGATCGCATTTTACATATCTTTTTCTGCTCTGGATGGTTGTCTATCCAATAACCACCATGACTAAAACTTATCTTACCACGTATGTATACTTCATAACTGTCAATGTCTGGATGCACATGCTCAGGTATAATGGCATGTGGTGGCCAGTTTAAACATTCAATTTGGTACTGCCCTTCCTTGTACATAACCTTTCTGTGAAAGTTAGGTACACCAAAAAAATTTCTATTCCAACCTTCTGGTTTGGTTATCTCGCGAGGATCGAACGTACTCAAATACTCATCAACGAAACCTGTGATGGCATCCATGCATAAAAAAAGAGGTCTAATTATTTAGACCCCTTTCCATTAAGTTTTTAGTGCATGGGGTTACTCCAACATGACTTTGCATATTCTTCGACACGAATTCGGTAAGTCGGTACACTCAATTAGGCAGTCAAAGTAATCGTCGATCTTGTCTATTTCTGAATTACTGTTGTTATCGACACTTACACTCCAACCGCTTAATTGATTTTTACTTACTAGATTGTGCATTAATGTTCCTCGCTAAGTCTACTATTATGTATGCGAATCCACACCGTATTTACCGCTACAATTTAACAAAAAGAAATGCCTACGAGTTTATACCTAGACAAAAAAAGAGACCCCTTAGGGTCTCTCTGAGGTGTATGTAATACGATATTACATTAGGTTTGCAACTTTTACTCTTCTGT